AAACTACTGCGCCACAACAGCAACAACCGGCTACACAGCAAACTACTGCGCCACAACAGCAACAACCGGCTACACAGCAAACTACTGCGCCACAACAGCAACAACCGGCTACACAGCAAACTACTGCACCACAACAGCAACAACCGGCTACACAGCAAACTACTGCACCACAACAACAGCAAACTACACAACAGGCAGCACCACCTACTACTAATGTAGAGCAAGATAGAACTACTCAAACTGAAATCAATTTTCAACCTATCAATGTCCAAACAAATTTAGGTACAACATTAGAACTGAATGCATCTTTGGTCGGTAAAATTGCAGGATTTATCAGACAATCAAATAATAGAGCCCGTTCGTTACGACCAAAAGTTATGCTTGCATTAGATAGTGCAGGTACAAAAAACGTAGGCAAGTTAGATACAAAAACATTAGATACAATAATTGATAAGGTCGCTAACCAAGCAAGATTGTCTGTACCTCCAGGTTCAACTGCTGGAACTACAACACCCGAAGCACCAGTCGTCACACCTGAATCAGAAACACAACCACAAGGACCTAATATAGCAGAATTAGTGAATTCTGGTAGATTACAAGCAGAAACTCCTGCAATGGTCGCAAGCAAGATTGCTACACCTACTTTAAGACAAGGTGCAGTACCAACATCACTCGCTAAATTAATTGATACAGGTGTTATTGATCCTAAATATTTGCGTGGCCCTCAAGAAATTCCAACAAACATCAGGACTAACGCTAGAGGAAGAAAATTTGCTGATGATGCAGATTCAAAAACTAGAGACACTCACGGAGAAGGTTACGGTCTTGATCCAAAATTATTAGACGGTATTGTAAAACTACAACAGGCTGATTTCGGAGATTTAACTCTACAACATATAACTGCTTTAAATGATTATTATCACGCACTTAACTTTAATAATACCGCACACAAAGATGGTCGTGCTGTTGATTTTACCTTAAACAAAGCACCTACACCTGAGCAATCAGCAAAGATAATTAACATCCTTAAGGGTATAGGGTTTGGTACTGTTAAAGATGAGTACAATTATCCTACTTCTTCAACAGAAGGAAAACATTTCCACGCTGAGATTCCTAAACAAGAACTACCTAGTTTAGATATGGGAGGTATTGTACGCGGACCTAAATCAGGTTTCCCTGCTATGCTTCACGGTAATGAAATGGTGATTCCACTATCACCTGATAGTTTATTAGCAGAATTAGGAAAAAAGGGTTCAGATCAATTTGCTTCAGAAACTAAAACTGCTCAACAAGAGTCCGAAAATATCTCTGCTACAACTCTAAAAGATGATTTAATTAGAGCGAATGAGATGATCGCTAAAGTATTGACAAGTAAATTAGATGAAGTAATATTAAAACTTGATACGGGTAATCAAACTAGTCACAAGATATTGCGTCATAGTCAAGTTTAACTATAAATAAATTAGAAGTAAACCAATGTCATATAAAAAGAAATTTTTAAACAGATCAGGAATTAGTAGTCCGATATCCGGTGCTAACAGCAATACCGGTGCTTGGAATACCGATTCTGGTAACAATGGTCAAACAAGCAGTGGCAATTGGAATAATGATAATTTTGGATACCGAAATTACATGAGTAGACTTCCAGAAGTCTACACAGGTCATCCAAATCGCATAGAACGCTATAATCAATATGAAATGATGGACGTTGATGCTGAAATCAACGCATGTTTAGACATCATTTCAGAGTTTAGTACACAGAAAAACGAACAAAACAAAACTGCTTTTACATTGGATTTTAAAGAAGATCCTACACCGAATGAAATTAATATCCTTAAAGAGCAATTACAACAGTGGTGTAAACTAAACGAATTTGATCAAAGAATTTTTAAGATATTCCGTAACGTTATCAAGTACGGAGATCAAGTATTTGTACGCGACCCAGAAAACTTTAAGTTGTATTGGGTTGATATGGTTAAAGTTATCAAGGTTATCGTCAACGAAAGTGAAGGTAAACTTCCAGAACAGTACGTATTAAAAGATTTAAACATTAATCTTCAAAATTTATCAGTTGCACAAAAAACTAATACGGATTTCGCCGCTAATCCGGCAACAGGTTTAGGTGGTACAGGTGGTGGTACTAATACACCATATACTGTTCCTGCAATGCCATACAATACGTCAGGTAGCCGCTTTACATTGGGTCAGAGCGAATCGGCTATCGACGCGAAACACATTGTGCATCTTAGCCTGACTGAAGGCCTTGACAGATTTTGGCCTTTTGGACAAAGTATATTAGAAAATATCTTTAAAGTATACAAGCAGAAAGAATTGCTTGAAGATGCTGTGTTAATCTATCGTGTACAACGTGCACCAGAACGCAGACTCTTCAAGATTGACGTTGGTAACATGCCAAGTCACATGGCTATGGCTTATGTAGAACGTATTAAAAATGAGATTCATCAACGCAGAATACCTAGCGTATATGGTGGTGCATCTATAGTAGATGCTACATATAACCCACTTTCAATGAACGAAGATTACTTCTTCCCAGTCACCGCAGACGGTCGCGGATCATCAGTAGAAGTTATGCAAGGTGGGCAAAATCTAGGTGAAATTGATGACCTAAAATACTTCAACAACAGATTAGCACGTGGTTTACGTGTACCAAGCAGTTATCTACCAACTGGACCAGACGATAGTGATAGACCATTAAGTGATGGTCGTGTTGGTACAGCATTGATTCAAGAATATCGTTTCAATCAATATTGTGAACGACTACAGAATTATATCAGTAAAAAATTAGATGAAGAGTTTAAACTATTTTTACGTTGGCGCGGATTTAACATTGATAGCGGATTGTTTGAATTAACTTTCAATCCTCCGCAAAACTTTGCTGCATATCGTCAAAGCGAGTTAGACACAGCAAGAGTGACAACTTATCAGACAATGGAACAATTTTCATATATCTCTAAACGCTTTGCCCTAGAACGCTTCTTGGGCCTAACACAAGAAGAAATCAACAAGAATGAAAAATTGTGGCGTGAAGAAAATGGTAAAGAAAAACTTGATGAACCAGCAGGAACAGATTTACGTAGCATAGGCGTTAGCGTAAGTGATATTGAGTCTGATAAAGAAACAGGCGAAGAACTAGAGCAACAACAAGCACAGCAAGGACCAGAACAGCAACCTCCGGCAGGTCCAGTTAATGCAGCCGGTCCAAATGCAGCAATGGCTGGAGCACCGCAAGCAGGTCCTGCAGGTCCCGGTAGTCCACCGGCATAAGATAAATAATATCATGCATTTAATTGAAATGTTTAATCCCCCAGTACCGGGCTATCAAAATATCGCTGATGATAATAGCAAACCTGTATGGAGAACAAGCCGCAAGACCAAACTAACGCTTGAGCATATCAGAAAATTACGTAAAATGTTGGACGTTAGAAATTTTGAGAAAAAAGAATATCTTAAAAAAGTAAAAGAACAATACGGAATACCAGCCCAACCACAGCAACCAACTGGTTAATACACCAAAAACGCAAAAAAATCGCACTTATTGAACACTTTTTGTATGTAGACACTAAATAATTCTACAAAGCCATTATTATCCAGGAGAAATACAAATGGAAAACAAGAAATATGAACAGCTTATTGATCTTATTATCAATGAGCAAGAAGAAAAAGCCCGCGAATTATTCCACGAAATCGTAGTTGAGAAATCACGCGAAATCTATGAATCAATCATGGATGAAGAAATGATGGATGAAGGCGGTCAAATGCACGGTCAAGTCGCTGATTTGATGGACGAGATTGATGTTGAAGAAACAGGAATGAATGAAGAAGAAGCAGAAGATATTGATTTTGAAGCTTCAGAAGAAGAAGTAGAAGAACCAGCAGGCGACATTGATGCAGGAGAAGTTGCAGAAGTTAAGGACGAATTAGCAGATATCGTTGCACATCTTGAAGCCGTTCTAAAAGGCGAATCAGATGAAGAAGGCATGGACGACATGGGTGATGAAGAAGATCCAATGATGGAAGCCGTACAGTTACAAAAAGTATCTGTAACTCACGGTGATAACGGAGCATATACTAAGAGCCCCGCATTACATGAACCTAAAGTCAAAGCAAACGGCGTAAAGCCAGTAAAGTTTGATCAGGGCGGTGATGAATCAGTTCCAAATAGTCCAAAAGGTCCTTCTAACGAATACAGCAAGAAGGAAGGCGATTTACCAGGTGCAGGCAAATTCAAGAATGCACCAGGCGGTAAAGGCGCTAAGTTAGAAAATGCACCAAAACCAAAACATGGTGATGACGGTGCAAATGCCAAAAGCCCAGTGGCTAAAGGCTAATTAAGAGTAACTTGGAGACAAATGGCTTTGTATCTCAGGGAACACTTAACGTTTGATAGAGCAAACATGATCGTTGAATCCGTAAAGGAAGGCAACGATGAATTAAAGACCCTCTACATGAAGGGCATCTTTATTCAGGGTGGGGTAAAGAACGCAAATGAGCGTGTTTACCCCGTTTCTGAAATTGAAACTGCTGTCAATACGTTAAACACACAAATTCAAGAAGGTTATTCTGTATTAGGTGAAGTCGATCACCCAGATGACCTTAAGATTAATCTAGACCGTGTTAGCCATATGATCACAAACATGTGGATGGATGGCGCAAACGGTTTCGGCAAACTAAAGATTTTACCAACTCCAATGGGTCAATTAGTAAAGACTATGTTGGAGAGTGGTGTGAAACTAGGCGTTTCAAGTCGTGGATCAGGTAATGTAAGCGACATGGACGGCAAGGTAAGTGATTTTGAAATAATCACTGTTGATATCGTTGCACAACCAAGCGCACCTAACGCATATCCTAAAGCAATATATGAAAGCCTCATGAATATGAAGCATGGTCATAAAGTTTTAGAAATCGCTAGGGACGCAAGGGGCAACAAAAAGGTACAAAATTTCTTAGGTGAGGAAGTAAAGCGTCTCATCAAGGAATTGAAAATTAAATAATAGGGGATATGAGCATGTTAGATGCTATCAAACCATTACTAGAGAGTGGTCTAATCAACGAAGATGTCGGCAACGAACTTAATAAGTTGTGGGAATCTAAGTTGACTGAAGCCCGCGATCAAGTACGTGGTGAACTCAGAGAAGAGTTTGCACAACGTTACGAACATGATCGTAGTGTGATGGTAGAAGCCCTAGATAAGATGTTAACTGAAAATCTATCTCAAGAAATTAAAGAATTTCATGAGGAAAAGAAGCAATTAGCGGCAGATCGTGTTGCTACTAGAGTGGCTTTAGGTGAACACGCAACTAAATTTAATGACTTTATGGTAACAAAATTAGCAGAAGAAATTAAAGAATTGCGCAGTGATCGTAAAGCACAAATGGAAAATCAACAAAAGCTAGAAAAGTTTATTGTTCATGCTCTTGCTAATGAAATTAAAGAGTTTGCACAAGACAAGAAGGCTGTTGTTGAGGCACGTGTAAAACTAATTGCTGAAGGCCGTGAAAAACTTGAAGAACTTAAAGCAAAATTCATTGCTGAAAGTGCTAAAAAAGTCGGCAATGCAGTTACATCTCAATTGAAGGGTGAATTATCACAACTCAAAGAAGATATAAAACTAGCTCGTGAAAACAACTTTGGACGTAAATTGTTTGAAGCATTTGCTAGCGAATATTCAGTAACTTATCTAAACGATAAGGCTGAGGCTCGCAAGTTAATGTCAGCAATTAAATCAAAAGATGAAGCACTTGCTAAGGCAAAACAGATTGCTGAACAAGCAGTTCAAGTTGCCGAAATAAAGGATCGTGAAGCTCGCATCATTAAAGAATCAACTCAGCGTGAAAAGGCAATGGATGAACTCCTAGCCCCATTAAACAAAGAGAAGAAAGAAGTAATGAAGGCTTTACTAGAAAGTGTCCAAACACCAAAATTGCAGGATGCTTTCGCAAAATATTTACCAGCAGTTCTTAACACTGGAACAGTTAAAGCAGGCGCTAAAACTACTTTAACAGAAAGTGTTATCAAAGAAGTGACTGGTGATAAAGAAACTGCCAAAAAAGAAGTTGAGGAAGATAACGGACACGTTATTGATCTCAAGCGTCTGGCAGGGCTTAAGTAAGACATAATTAGGAGATAATTAAAATGTCAAAAGTACTCTTAGAAAGCCGTTGGGACGAGACCAAGGAAGCCCTACTAGAAGGCTTGAAAGGAACTCGCCGCTCAACAATGGGTGTTATTTTAGAGAACACCAAGAAGCAGTTGCTTGCTGAATCTTCAGCCGGTACTACAACTGCTGGTAACATCGCAACTCTTAACCGAGTAATTCTACCGGTTATCCGTCGTGTTATGCCAACTGTTATCGCTAACGAACTAGTCGGCGTACAGCCAATGACTGGTCCAGTTGGTCAGATCCACACATTGCGTGTACGTTATGCTCAGTCATTGACTGACAACTCAGCAGCACAGACATCTGTAACTGCTGGTGAAGAAGCATTGAGCCCATTCAAAATTGCTCAGGCATATTCACGTTCACCACAAAATGCAACATCATCAAGTTACTACACAGGTAATGATACTGCGGCATTAGAAGGTAACGGCGGTAAGCAGATCAGCGTACAAATCTTACGTCAGGCTGTTGAAGCCAAATCACGTAAGTTGCAAGCACGTTGGACATTTGAAGCAGCACAAGATGCACAGTCACAACACGGTATTGACGTTGAAGCAGAAATCATGGCAGCACTTGCTCAAGAAATCACTGCTGAAATCGATCAAGAAATCTTGTTGTCACTAGCAACTCTTGCTTCAACTGAGTTCACATACAACCAAGCAACAGTATCAGGTACTGCAACATACGTCGGTGACGAACATGCTGCTCTAGCAGTTCTAATCAACCGCGTTGCAAACTTGATTGCACAGCGCACTCGTCGCGGTGCAGGTAACTGGGCAGTTGTATCACCAGCATCACTAACTGTTCTACAGTCAGCAACAACTTCAGCATTCGCAAGAACAACTGAAGGTACATTTGAAGCACCAACAAACACTAAGTTCGTTGGTACATTGAATGGCGCAATGCGCGTATTCGTCAACTCATATGCTCCAGATACTCAGCCAGTATTGGTTGGTTATAAGGGCTCAAGTGAGACTGACGCAGCAGCATTCTACTGCCCATATATTCCATTAATGAGCAGTGGCGTTGTTCTAGATCCATCAACATTCGAACCAGTCGTGTCATTTATGACTCGTTATGGTTACATCGAATTAACTAACACTGCAAGCAGCTTCGGCAACGCAGCAGACTACGTTGGTGAGATCGCTGTACAGAACCTAACTTTCCAATAATAATTGGATTGTTGTTCAAAAGACTGGGCGCCTTGTGCGCCCTTTCTTTTTTATGCTATACGAATGTCAGCATCAACAGTCATATTCATTACTGACTTACGACCTTTCTTTAATCTTTTTTGATACAATCTACTACAATTAGCACATAGTGTTTTAAGATTGCTTTCTTTCTTATTCTTTTTATTACCGTCTTTAAAAACTATATCTAATTGGCATTTGTCTTCTGCTTTGAATCCACAAAACTCACACTTCATTTGTTTATGTCGGAGATATTTGTGTTTGTCACTGTACATTATTTTACTACAATCAATACAATATTTGTGCCATTTTTTGAAACCTAACTTACTAATACCATTTGGCTTAGCAGGAATAATACCGCAATTTTTGCAAATAGGACGTGATTTTTGTTTTGTTAACATGTTATATATTTAGAAAAAAGTTCTTATTGGGTCTTTTTTATGCACCTATGTTTTACCGTTACTGATAAATATATTATAATAGGGCCTGTTATAGATGTCACACGTTGATCCTTTTAATGCGTTAGGTGGTTTTAGTGTAGGAATACCACCAGAACTTGTTATTGATGAAACCGGTAATGTTGTCAATAATGTTAATGCACCTAACAGCAATGTAACTGCAAATCGTGTATTTGCTAATGGATATTTCTATGCGAATGGATTGCCATTTACACCAAACGCAGTAGCATCCGGTAGCAATACACAAGTACAATATAACAATAACGGTAATTTTGGTGCAAGTTCAGCGTTTACGTTTAATAGCGCAACTAATTTATTAACAGTTACAAAAATTCAAGTAGGAACTAGTGCTAATTTAGGCAATGTAGCAAATGTTATTATCCTAGGTGGAACTAATGGATACTTCTTACAGACCGACGGTGCAGGTAATTTAACATGGGCCGCTGCTACAGGTAACGGGGGTAATGGTACACCGGGCGGAGCCAACACTCAAGTACAGTTTAATGATGCAGGAGCATTCGGTGGTAATGCTGGCTTCACATATAATAAGATTACAAATACATTAACGACAGGCAATATAGTCGCGGATTACATCGTACTAAATTGGGATGTGACTGCTAATGTAGTCTTGGCAAATTATCTATATGGTGATGGATCAAACATTACTAATGTAGCACAAGCAGCAAACTCAAATATAGCAATTACAGTATCAGGCAATGCTCAACCGAATATTACAAGTGTAGGTACATTAACAAGTTTAAATCTTGCAGGTAATATAACTAATGCAAATGTTATAAATGCAAATTTATTTGCAGGCAACGGTAGTTCATTATTTGGTATAGTAGGTTCTAATGTTGTAGGCACTGTTGCTAATGCTAACTTTGCTGCATATGCAGGAAATGTAACTGTTGCATCTCAACCTAATATTACTACTGTAGGCAATCTAACTAATTTAGTTGTTATAGGAAACACTACATTAGGCAATAATGTTACTGCCAATTTCTTTACAGGAAATTTATACGGTCTTGCTAATCTTGCTAGAAACGTTACTTTAGCATCTCAACCTAACATCACTTCATTAGGAACGTTGACAACTCTATCAGTATCAGGTAATACTAATTTAGGTGTAACTAATACTACAAACTTATTTGCTAATAATTTCACAGTAGAAAGCAGTTTTACCACATTAGGTAATGTCATAGCAGGAAATGTCTATGCCAATACCGGTAATATAAGGGCTAATTTAATATTAGGTACTTTGACTACTGGATTACAGCCAAACATCACTACAGTAGGCGTGCTAACAAATTTAACTGTTGCAGGTAATATAAGCGGAGCCAATGCAAATTTAGGTAATTTAGCATCAGCAAACTTTTTATCAGGCACACTGACTACAAATGCGCAACCTAACGTTAACTTTTTAGGTAATATAGGTTGGCTAAATGTTCAAACAGGCTTAGCAGGAAGTAACGGTAACATCACTTTTAACGGAAGCATTTTAGGTAATGGTCCTTCAAGTGATATTAATATTACCGGCAATTTAAATGCAGGAAATTATGTACAAGCCGAATTGTTGATAGGCGAAATCGCAACCGCAGCGCAGCCTAGTATAACAAGTCTAGGCAATTTAGTTTCACTTACAGTTGAGGGAAATTCAAATTTAGGAAATGTAGGTAATGTAAAAATATTAGGCGGCATAAATGGTTATGTCCTTTCTACTGATGGAATTGGAAATCTTTCTTGGATAGCACAATCAGGTGGCGGTGGAAACGGCACACCAGGTGGTAGCAATACACAAATTCAATTTAACAATGCAGGTTCTTTTGGTGGTAGCCCAAGTTTAACTTGGAACGATTTTACTGCACAATTAACTGTTAATGGTAATACTACAGTTACAAGTAATCTCTTAACTACTAATTTTATTACTACAAATGCGAATGCAACAACTATCACTGCCTCAGGCAATATCAGTGCAGGAAATATATCTGGCGGTAATTTAGTATCTGCAAATTTCTTATCTGGAACCTTAACTACTAACTCACAACTAAACATACATTATCTAGGTAATGTAGGTTGGTTAAATGTTGATACCGCACAGCCAAATAGTAATGGTAATATCACATTCAATGGTTCAATAAACGGTATAGGCGGCTCTAGTGATATTAACATTACTGGTAATCTAAATGCAGGCAATTATGTACAGGCAGAATTGCTTATCGGTATTATAGATACTGCTGCACAACCTAACATAACAAGTTTAGGAAATTTGACAGACTTAACAGTAATAGGTGAAAGTAATTTAGGCAATGCCGGTAATGTTAAGATATTAGGCGGTAATGCTAACTACGTGTTAAGTACAGATGGTACTGGTAATTTAAGTTGGATAGAACAAGCAGCATCAAATGCTACTACGCCTGGCGGATTAAACACTTATATACAATTTAATGATAACGGAAGTTTCGGCGGCGACAATACATTTACTTGGAACAAAAATTCAGACACGTTGTTTGTAGGTGGAAATATAAACGTATCAAGCGTAATAACAACACCTATCTTTATTTCTAATATAGCGACCGGTACTGCGCCTTTACAGGTAACAAGTACAACACCTGTAGCAAATCTAGGAGTAGAAACAGCCGCTACCGTTCGTGATAATGCACAACCAAACATCACCAGCGTAGGCACGTTAACATCATTGACTGTCAGTGGAAATATCAATACAAGTAACCTGTCAGTCACTAATACGTTTAATGCAGGAAATATCACAACACCTGGTACGATAGGCACGACTAATCTAAATGTTACAGGCACGGCAAACTTTAGTAATACTGCTATCGTAAGCGGTTCTGGAACATTAACGATCAATGGCAAATTCAATAGTGCCGGCTCAAGCAATGTAAATTTAGGAAGCATTTCTAATCTTCATATTTCGGGCGGCATAAACGGTTATGTTCTAGCGACTGACGGAAATGCCAACTTATACTGGACAGCAGGTGGTGGCGGTGGAAACGGCAACCCAGGCGGAAGTAACACACAGGTTCAGTATAACGATAATGGAACATTTGCTGGTAGTGCATTCTTCACTTTTAATGAAAATACTAGCAATGTTCAAATTGCAGGAAATTTGATAGCCAACTCATTGACTATAGGCGCGGGCATCTATGAATTTAGTCATAGTAATGTTTACTTTGCTACCACTATTAGTGATACCCCAAATCAAACGATATTAAGCATAGAGGCAGATGATTTGGCGGGGTTAGATTTGATCATTATATCTACAGATAATGGTGCTGGTATAAGAAATCTAGTAAAAATTTCTACAGTTGTTTTTGGTAATGTTGTAAATTATGTTGAATATTCAACATTACCGGTAAATGGGTATATAGGGGACTTTACAGTTAGCTATGACGCAGGAAATATAATTACTCCAGCGACAGTTCAATTGAAACTAAGCCCTCAGACAGCGAACTTGATGGTACATAAAATGTGCGTCACACGCTATAAAGAGTAAAAGTTTGATAAATAATAATACTAACGGAGATTGGCAATCATGGCATTAAAACCATTAAATTCAGTAGGCGGGTTCTCAGTAGGTGAGATACCAGCAAATGTGATACTGTCAAACGCAGATATCATTTCAAATAACTTAACAGTACAAAAGGTAGCAAACTTAGGTCCTGTAGGAAACGTCATAATCACGGGCGGTTCCGCAAATCAATATTTGCAGACTGATGGGTTTGGTAACTTAACTTTTACCACAGCAGATACTTCCCGTATCCTGAACGGTAATAGTAATGTAAGCATACCTAGTGCTAACGGCAATGTAGAAATAAGTGTTGCAGGCAATGCTAATGTTGCTGTGTTTACTGGTACCGGTGCTAATATCACTGGTTATCTCACAGCGTCTAGTAACTTGACTGCCCTTAATGCTAATCTTGGCAATCTTGTAACTGCAAACTATGCAAACTTTGCTAACGACTTAGTGGTTCAAGGCAATATTGCAAATGCTAATAACATCAGTGTAACTAATAACGTTAATGCAGTAGTTGGCAACTTCAGTGGTAATATCAACTCACTCAATGCTAATCTTGGTAACCTAGCAACTGCTAATTATGTAAACGTAGCACAACAAATCAATGGTAACACAGCAAATTTCAGTGGTAATGTTGTAGTACCAAATCTAACTGTAAATCTAGAACTTGCAGGTAACACAGCAAACTTCAGTGGTAACATCACTGCTGTAAATGCTAATCTTGGAAATCTAGCGAGTGCTAACTTTGTAAACGTATCAACTAATGTAAATGTCACTGGCACTATGGAAGCCGGTAATGTTCGCACTGATAATCTATTGTATGCTAACGGCAATCCTTGGGACTTACAAGAAGCTGCTGGTGCAAATACTGAAATTCAGTATAACATGGGTGACAATTTTGCGGCAAGTGCAAACTTCACATTCAACGATACAACAAATGTATTGACTGTAAATGGTAATGCCAACGTCACAAATACATTATTGACACCAAACGTCAACAGCGGCACTGGCAACCTAACACTAACATCAAACGGTTTCAGCACCGTTTATGATAACACAGGTAATGTCACGTTCCCTGCAGGCGGTATAGTAACAGTTGGAACACTTGTTGGTAACGTACAAGCAAATATCAACATCACTGCTCCAAACACTACATTACTATTCTCAGATGCTGGTCTAGTTGATGGTAGCAATGCATTCACATTCAACAAGTTATCAAATAGTGTAACACTAACAGGTAATTTACAGACTGACAACGCAAATCTTGGTAATCTTGCTTATGCAAATTACATCAATGCCGCAAGTAATGTAACATCAAATAATGTAACTGTAAATTTAGAACTCGCAGCCAATACTGCTAACTTCAGCGGTAACGTTATTGTTCCAAATCTAACTGTCAATACAACATTGTCAGGTAATGTTGCAAACTTTACTGGTAATCTAACATCCCTAAATGCAAGTTTAGGTAACCTAGCAACTGCTAATTATATAAACGTTGCTAATGACCTAAACGGTAATATTGCAAACTTTACTGGTAATCTAACATCACTAAATGCTGCATTAGGCAACCTAGCAACAGCAAATTATATAAACGTTGCTAATGATCTAAACGGTAATATTGCAAACTTTACTGGTAATCTAACTGCTGCAAATGCTGCATTAGGTAACTTAGTAACTGCAAACTATGTAAACGTTGCTAACGATCTAAACGTTATTGGCAATGTCAATGCGGGCAACTTAGTTGGTACATTGGCAAACGGCAATAGCAACGTTAGAATATTCCAAGATGCTAATATTGAACTCAGTTCAAATGGCGTTTCAAATATTGTGACAATATCCGATACTGGATTGTTCACATCAGGTAATATTCACTCAACAGCAGGTTATATCATAGCAAATGGTAACGTGACTGCAAACAGTTTCTTAGTTGGTGCAAATCTTGCAGTAACCGGCGAAGCAAATGTTGGTAGTTTACTAACTTCAAACATCACAGCAAATGGTAATCTAACGATTACTGCTTCAGGTTCAAATGTCAATATCAATCTTGTTCCTGGCGGCCCTAATGGTGTGATCGAAGCATCATTAGCCCGTATAGCACAAGTTGGTGGACCAACACAACCAAATGATGCAGCCACAAAAGAATATGTTGACAACAGTACTGTTGGTCTAACAATACATTTACCAGTAGTAGCTACTAGCACAACTAATCTAAACGCTACATATGCTAACGGCGGTAGCGTATTGACTACTATCGCAATCACTGGTGGTAAGACTATACAGTTTGGTGCAAATCACAATCTAAGCATAGGTGATGAACTTGCTTGGGATAACAGTTTCAATGGTATCATCGGCAACGACCCATACTTTGTCTACAGCACCCCAGGAGCCGATACTATAACAGTCAAGGCAGGATATTTCGGTGCTGAAGTCACTACATTGACTAACGGTGCAGGTCTATCACAAACTGCAAGAGCGAACACTGGTGTTGGCGCAACACTAACAAACGCAGGTGCAAACGCCGCACTATCTATTGATAGTATTGCATTAGTATCAACAAACAGAGTTCTTGTTCAAGGTCAGACAAATCAATTTGAGAACGGTGTCTATACTGTAACAACAGTGGGTAATGGTTCAACTGCGTGGGTATTGACAAGAGCAACAGACGAAGATACATATAGTCCTAAGAGTACAACAGGAATGAGCTATGGTGACTACTTCTTTGTACAACAAGGTCTAAATAATGCTGGATCAAGTTATGCACTAACTTCTCCAGTATACGAAATATTATTTGGATTGACAAACATAGTGTACAGTCAGTTCAGCGCGGCACAAAGTTTTACTGCAGGCAATGGTATCGCTATCACTGGTACAGTAATCAGCGCAAATGTTGATAATGACACCACTGCTATCAGTTCAGGCAACATCGTCGTCAAGACAAGCGCAAATCTTGTGACACCAAATCTCGGTGATGCAACATTCAGCAGCCTAAGTTGGAATACACTAAGCAACGGTAACGTCAGTGCTAATAACTTGAGCATTAGCAGTATTGCTAATATCACACTTGATCTAACAGTTGGTGGTAATATTGCGGCTAATGGTACTATCAGTTCAAATGCTAACGTAAGTGGATTGAATTTAACTACATCAGGTAATGTTCAAGCAACTGGTAACGTACTAGCAAACAATGTCAATGCAAATACATTGATTGTTGTACCAACTGCTAACGTTTCAAATATCGTCAATGCTGGTAACGTGACGATTACTAATGAGTTGTCAGGTAATACTGCAAACTTCAGTGGTAATGTCGTAGTACCAAATCTAACTGTAAATCTAGCACTTGCTGGTAATACTGCAAACTTTAGTGGTAATGCTGTATTCAATGGAGCAAATGTAACAGTTGGTAATGCATTGTTAGGTAACACAGCAAACTTCAGCGGTAACGTTGTAGTACCAAATCTAACAGTAAATCTAGAACTTGCAGGTAACACAGCAAACTTCTCAGGCAATGTAATTGCTGCAAATTTTGCAACATCAGGTACGGCAAACGTAGCAAATCTAAATGTTACAGCAAATGTCACAAGCGCACTAACACCAAACGCTAACTTGACACTTGATCTAGGTTCAAGCACACAACGTTGGCAAGATGTTTATGCAGGCAATATTGATGCTAGTGGAAATTTAACACTAGGCGGAGATCTGTCTGCTAACAATTTTAGTGCAAATACACTCACTGCAAATACTAGTATTGACGTTGGTAACACACAGATTTACTGGGGTCAAGTCACTACAAGTTCAACAGGAGCAAATCAAACAATATCCAGCGTTTCAATTACAGGAGTGACTGGTATTGAATGGATTGTAAAAGGTGTTGACAGTGCAGGAACCAAATATAGCGTGGCAGTGGTCACTGCTGTGACAGATGGTACAAGCGCAGACTACTCAACATTCGGTACAGTAAATCTTAACGGTACTACTGGATCGTTAGCAGTTAATGTCAGTGGTAGCAATATTGCACTACAAGTTACACCATCAAGTTCTAACTCAACAGTTTGGGTGACACAGTATAGAACTCTGTAATTAAAGGGTATAGGTAAAAGATGGCGTTACGACCGTTAAATTCCATAGCAGGATTCTCAACAGGGGATCCTGCAGTCACTATCATACAGGCTAACGGTGACGTATCAACCATCAACTTTACTGCTAATGGCCAGTCCAACTTAGGCAATGTTGGAAACATTACAATATTAGGTGGTAATACTGGTCAATTTTTATCTACTGACGGTGCAGGAAATTTATCGTGGGATGATGTAGGTAATATATCAAGCAATCGTGCTGCTCCCATGCCATATTTGATCCCTACAGGTCAATCCTTTATTGTAAATGAGAATTTTCAGGGATTATATACTCAACCAATCACTATTGACGGTGATCTTACTGTAGATGGTATTTTGGTTGAAATACAAGACAGTATTCAGTCAAACCCAACTCAAGTATTATTTGATACTAATGGAACTGCTACAGGGAACACAGGATTTACATTTTTAGCATATAATGGTAATTTAAATGTTCCTGGAAATATTAATATAACCGGTAGTATTATACCTTTTACTGACGATGTTTATGATTTGGGTTCAGCAAATAAAAGATGGCGTAATGGTTATTTTGGTGGTAATACAATTTACATCGGCGACAGCGTTATCACTACCTCAAATAATCAGATTATTTTAGAAAGTGGCAGTGGAGCCACGATTGCAGTGACCGGAGATGCGAACACTTCAATTATTGAAAATGGTACTAGTAACATTACTATTGACCTTAATAGCGATATTCGTTTTGGTGTCGGCGGCACTGCCAATATATTAATTCTTACTAGCAATGGTATTGACTACGACGGTAATCTAGTAGTAAATGGAAATATTATAGCCAATGGTGGTAACGTTACCGGTAATGTTATTATAGGAAATACAGCAAATTTTTCAGGCAACTTGACTACTGGCGGTGTCAAAACAGATAATCTGTATTATGCCAACGGCACTGCATGGAATTTCGGCCAGGACCCGGGCGGTAGCAATACACAGGTTCAATTTAATGATGATGGTAATTTTGCTGCTACAGCAAATTTCACATTTAACAAGACTACTAATTTATTGACACTTGCTGGTACAGCAAATGTGACAGATTTAAATGTTAGTAATAATGCAATAGTAAATGGCAATCTAACAGTTAATGGTAATCTCGTTTATATCAATGTTGAAGAATTATCAATAGAAGATCCTATCATAAATTTACAGACTGGTGCAAACGGTGCAGCACCTACAAGCAATTCAGGGAAAGATGTTGGTTCAGCATTAAACTATTATGATACTCAAGCCCGTGTAGCATTCATGGGTTGGGACACTAGCAACGCAGAATTTGCGTTTGGTAGCCAGACAAGTATTAGCAGCGAAGTTGTCACATTTACTACATTAGGTAATGTTCGTGCGCAGACATTTAAAGGTAATATTGAAGCAACAACCATTTCCGGTAGTTTAACAACGGCCACACAAAGCAATATCACAACGCTAGGTACATTAAGTTCATTGACAGTATTAGGTAATATATCTCCCGGTAATGTTTCTGGTGCAAATACGATCTCAGCAAATTTCTTGGTATCAACTAGCGGTTGCGTAAGCGTTAATGGTGCTTATCTAGCATATAATAGCGCGACTGGTGCAGGTGGAATCTTCACAAGCGGCCCAACAGACATAAATTTAGGACTTGCTGCAAACATTACTATGGGCAGCACGACAGGCAATGTTACTGTTCGTGGTAATCTAATAGCAAATAGTTTTACAACAACTGGTAATATAAGCGCAAATCTAATAACTGGTACGCTAACAACCGCAGCACAACCAAACATTACTTCAGTAGGTACACTAGGAAATCTTACTGTATCCGGCAACACATTAAGCAATATAGTAGATGCTAACACTACAATAACACATAGTATTGTAAGCAAACGTACAAGCGTACCTGTAACTACACTTACAGTGATAGACAGCTTTGCAGCCAACGCTTATAGAACAGCAAAATATGTTGTAAGCAGTCAGAATGATGATGGATATGAAAGCCTAGAAGTGCTTTTGATACATAATGACATAAATAGTTTCATAACAGTTTATGGCGCTATCAATGACGGTGGCGGTAATACCGTTACAATGTCAACAGGAATCAGCAGCGGTAACGTAGAACTACGTGCTACGGGACTAGCAGCTAACACAGTAATAAAACTAATAGGAACATATGTTTCCAACTAAAATAGGATAAAATAAAATGGCAATCAAAAATTTTGTCGTAAAAAATGGTCTTACAGTAGGCAACACAACAATTGATGCAGCTACTGGTAATCTTACAGTCACAAACGCTAATCTTGGTAACTTAGCAGTTGCTAATTTCTTCCAAGGCAATGGCAATGCATTATTCAACATACAAGGTGCAAACGTTGTAGGTACTGTACCAAATGCAAACGTATCGGTTACAGCAGGAACGGTCACAACTAATGCGCAACCAAATATCACTAGTGTTGGTAATCTTAGCGCACTCACAGTAACTGGTAATGCAGCAGTTGGCGGAATTTTAACTAACAACTACTACTATGCAAACGGTAGTCCAGTTGACTTCCAGCAAGCAGCAGGAAGCAACACACAGATTCAGTTCAATAATAATAATGATTTTGGCGCAAGTGCTAATTTTACATTCAATACTGCTACTGATACCCTAGCAGTAACAGGCAATGCAAATGTAACTGGTCATGTAAATGCTGCCAATATCAACTCAGGTAGTGCAGCCCTAACTATCACTGCAAATACAAATGTTACAAACTTCTATGCTAACGGCGTAGTTGCTTTCCCAGCAAATGTAACTGCACCAACATTTGTTGGTAACGTAGCAGGCAACATTACAGGTAATATCGCAGCACAAGGTGCAAATACTGACGTTCAATTCAACGACGGTGGCATCTTAGGCGGCAGCAATGCATTCACTTTCAACAAGACATCAAATGTTCTAACAGTTGGTGGTAACATTAGTTCACAGAATGCTGCTCTTGGTAATCTTGCAACAGCAAACTATGTAAACGTATCACAAAACTTAGCAGTAGTTGGCAACATTTTAGGCGGTAATGTCAATGCTGGCAACTTATTGACAGCAAACTTTGTTGCAGGTACATTGACTACAGCAGCACAGCCAAATATAACATCAGTAGGCACACTAAGTTCACTTGATGTAACTGGCAACGTTGGTGCAGGCAATGTAAATGGTGGTAACTTAGTCACTGCAAACTATATTGCAGGTACACTAACAACAGCAGCACAACCAAACATCACAAGTTTAGGTAATCTATCAGCACTTGAAGTAACTGGTAACATTCTAACAAGCGCAAACGTTGTAACAGATTTGATTGTTGGTAGAACATCAGGCGTAACAATCGCTGCTGCTGGAAGTAACCAAGACATTGAACTAAAACCAAGCGGCACTGGTACAGTTGATGTATGGAGCAAAATAATATCAAACGTTGCTACACCAGTAGCAAGCACTGACGCAGCAACTAAAGGTTATGTTGACGCGGCAGTTGAAGGCTTGCACATACATGCACCTTGCGCAGCAGCAACACCAAACACATTAGCAACAATATCAAGCGGTACTGTCACATATAATAACGGTAGTAGCGGTGTTGGCGCAACATTGACAACTACAGGCACATACGCAACTATTGATGGTGTAAACATTGCTACAGTTGGCACAAGAATTCTTGTCAAGAACGAAGCAAATGCCGCACATAATGGTATCTACACATATACAAGCAGCACTGTTCTAACAAGAGCAACTGATTTTGACACGCCAACTGAGATGGGTGGCGGTGACTTCACATTCATACAACAAGGTACATTATATAACGATACTGGTTGGGTAATGACTGATCCAGTAACAACTGTAGGTACAACTAATGTAAACTGGGTACAATTCTCAGGTGCTGGTACATATACAGCAGGCACTGGTCTAACACTAAATGGTACAGAGTTCAGCATAAGCAATACTGCTGTGACAGCGGGCGCATATGGTAATGGCGACTATGTTGCTACATTTACTGTAAATGCTCAAGGTCAATTGACAGCAGCAGCAAACACTGCGATCACTGCTAATGCTGCTAACCTAAGTGGCACAACACTAAATGCAAACATTGTAAATTCAAGTTTGACAAGTGTTGGTACACTTGGTTCATTGACTGTAAGCGGCAATATTGGTGCAGGTAATGTCAATGCTGGCAACTTATTGACAGCAAATTTTGTTGCAGGTACATTGACTACAGCAGCACAACCAAATATCACAAGTGTTGGCACATTATCATCACTTGATGTAAGTGGTAATGCAAGTGCAGGCAACATCAATGCAGGCAATTTGTTGACTGCAAACTTTGTTGCAGGTACATTGACAACTGCTGCTCAACCAAACATCACTAGTGTTGGTAATCTATCATCACTAACTGTTACTGGTAATCTAGCAGCAGCAAATGTTGACGGTGGTAATCTTGTAACTGCTAACTTTGTTGCAGGTACA